CCAACTTCAGTTACACTTACCTTAGAAGATGAGGATAGTGTTGCAGAAGAAAAATCATCTGAAAAAGAATCTGAATAAAAATAATTTTAATATTGTTTCTTTAGTTTTGTAGTATTATATGTTTAACAATTAAATTTTAATACTATGCCTTCAACTGGTTTAATGAACGGAACTACCGTTGTATTAAGTATCAAAAATGCTGATGGTGGGAGTTATTCTCCTATTGGTCATGCAACTTCATCTTCAATAAGTTATTCTTTAGACACACCTGATGCTACATCAAAAGATTCAGGTGGTTATAGAGAAATTATTGCTGGAACTAGGTCACTAGATTTTAGTTTTGATGGTTTTGTAGCTTACGATGATGCAACAAATCTTGAAGAATTAATGGTGTTTATTAATAATAGAACAAAAGTTAATTGCAAGTTTGCAACTGCCTTAACTGGTGATGTTGTTTATTCTTGTGATGGCTTTTTAACATCAATAGAATATAGTGCAGAGAGTGAATCTCCAGTATCATATTCAGGGAGTTTTTCTTCAACTGGTAGTGTAACTATTGGTACTAATTCTTAATTTTTAATTTACAATTATTAATTGTACATTTACTTAATGAATAGTAAAAGAGGTTACGTAGAGGTAGAGATTGGAGGGAAACTAAGAACCCTCCACTTCTCTATGAATTTTTGGTGTCACTTTACTGACACATTAAACATAGGTCTTAATGATTTAGATAAATTCTTTACTAAAGGAATTAATGTTTCAACAATAAGGGCTTTAATATATTCAGGTTTAATTGCTTATGACCAAGAAGAAAGAAACAATATTGATTATACTATTTATGATGTTGGCTCTTGGCTTGAAGATTTTGATTCAGAGCAACTTACCAAAGTTATGAATACACTTTCTCAATCTAGAATTTTGGGCAATGACCTAAATATGGGTATTCAAAGGAACAATAAAAATCAAAAAAAAAAGTAGATGGTGATAGTTGGGAATTAATCCTAGATTATTACATAGGTCAATGTGGTTTACATCCTGATACATTTTGGAAAAATACTTTAAATGAAAATATAAGGCTTTCAGAATCCTTCCAAATAAAACAAAATTTAGAATGGGAAAGGCTAAGATATTTAGCAACCATGATGATAAATCTAAAAGCTACTAAATCATCACAAAGAATACAACCTAGTAAATTATTCAAATTACCACAAGATGCTAAGGACAATATTCCAAAAGCAAAACCATTATCTAAAGAGCAATTAGATTCACTAATTGATAAATGGAATAACATTAAAGAATGGAAAAAAACGTAAGTTCTAAAATATTTATATTTGTTTCTAAATATTTCTTATGTTAGGACAAGAACGATTACACTATAGAGTTACTGGTGATGCAAAAGGATTTAAAGGTGCTATTCAAACATCTCAAAAATCACTTAATGGTTTTCAAAATCAAATTAAAGGAGTTGCTAGTAATTTAAAACTTTTGATGACTGGTGCTTTAGTGGGTGCTGGTTATCAATCTGTAAGACTAGCAAAAGACTTCACCAAATCCATGACACAAATAAAAGCACTTGTAGGAGTTGCTAGTGATGAAGTGGATGCAATGGGTGAAAGTGCTAGAAAAATGGCAGTAAATACTGGTGTAAGTGCAAATGAGGCGGCTGAAGCATTGTTCTTTATTACCTCTGCTGGTCTAAGAGGTAAAGATGCAATGGCTGTTCTAGAGCAATCTTTGAAGGCGGCATCAGTTGGATTGGGTGAAACAAAGGTTGTTGCGGACCTAGCGACCTCTGCCCTTAATGCGTATGGTGTTGAAAACTTAACTGCAAGTGATGCGACAGATGTTTTAGTGTCTGCTGTAAGAGAAGGTAAGTTAGAGGCTAGTGAACTAGGTGATTCAATGGGTAGAGTTCTACCTATAGCATCACAACTTGGAGTAGACTTCCATGAAGTTGGTGGTGCATTCGCGGCAATGTCAAGAACTGGTACTAATGCGGCAGAGGCATCTACTGCGATAAAAGGAATATTACTTGGATTAATAAAACCAACTGAAAAAGGTAGGCAAGAACTTAGAAAAATGAACCTTTCTTATGAGGGTTTAAGAAAACAACTAAAAGAAGAAGGACTACTGTCATTACTAGAAACTTTAAAATTAAATTTTGAAGGTAATGTAGAAGCTCAACAAAATGTCTTTAATAATAGTAGAGCATTACTTGGTGTAATGGATTTACTTGGTAAGGGTATTGATAGCACTAGAGTTATAATGGATAATATGTCTAAATCTACTGGTGCAACTGAAACTGCATTTGAAGATTCTAAGTCTGCATCTAAAGATTATGATATTGAAATAGCCAAACTAAATGACCACTTATTAGAGATTGGACAAACTACCTTACCATTAGTAAACAAAGGATTAAGATTTTTAAACTTTTTGTTAGGTGGTAAACCTGATGATAGAAGTGCTGTAGAAATTGCTTTAGATAGATTAGATAAATTACAAAAAAAAGTTGACCAAACTACTGGTGCTTTAGAATACTGGCAAAAGAAAGGATTAGAAGGAGAAAAAATACAAAGATTTATTGATGCAGTAGAAGAAGCAAAAGCAAATTTAGAAAAACAAAAATTAGTTGTAGAAGAATTAACAACTGAATTAGATAATCTAGATAAACAAACAGATAAAAATTCTGATTCTAATAATGATAATGTAGAAACCATAAAAAATCTCAATGAAGAATATGATAATTATTTAGAAAAAATAAAAGAACTACAAAATGCTGAAAAAATATTAGGTGATGAATTTGATTTAACAAACGAAAGCATAAAACTTACACAAGAAACTTTAATAGAATTATTAAATCTTGGCAAAGAAAATACTTTAGCATTTGGACAACTAACTGAAGAACTAAGAAAAC